AATAGAAGGATTGGATTATATTTACTCTGAGAGTGAGATGGATTTGATCAACTCTCCAAATGTTTCTGAGCGTTAAAAAAAACGTAGAAGATGACTAGTTTATTATAAGGAGATTTATTATGACTATCGCAACTATGATTAAAGAACTAAGCTTTGAGTATGACCGTTTCGACTACGAATCGAAGGACTTCTTGCCACATGACGAGATGACATTCGCACGTAGGGTCTTGATGGAAAAGTTACTCGATGGACTATACTTCCTACGATTTGGTGGCAAGAATGGCATCGATTCTGAGATCAACGCTCAGAACAAGAAGAGCCGCTATGAGGCAGATCGTAAGATGTACGATGGTACAGAGATCAGTATGCAGCGCGTACGAGGATCGTACGGAGCATCACAAGCGGCTACCTTCAAGCACGACCAGCTTGATGAGATGTACAAAGATCTACAAGATCTTTGGTATGCCGACCAAGGAGAATGGTATGTACCATACGGAGCGCCAGTAGGCTATTCGTACAATACTCAGAACGTACCAGCTGAGGAGGTCGACATACCACAAGAGATTCTGGATATGGACGCTGCTCTTGGGCTTAATGTTGAGGTCGCCAACGACCTGATCGAAACACCCAAGAAGAAGAAAGCATAAGAGGAGGGGCTTCGGCCCCTTTTTTTTTGCTATTCACCTAGGTTGGGGACGGCTCAGACGCGAGCCACTTTCTTGGAGTGTGTGTGCGTATGCACCAAGCGTCCCAAGAATACATCAATCTCAATTGACGCAGCGTCATTTCTATTAGTGACGTAGCGTCATAAACTATTAATTAATAAACTACTGCATACTTGCAGCATAACAAAGGAGAACGTAAATGTTTGATACAACTTATAATGACTGGGACTTTCCCATAGAAATGCAACCAGTGTTTGACACCAATGGCAATGCAATCGATGGACACCAATGCGTGATGCGTACTGACACTAATGATGTGTTGGGTGTGCATGGCTCTCGATACAAAGCAGTGTCACACGATGATGTGGTTAACTCAATCATAGATGGTGTGCGTCAAGCCAATCTGTCAAGCGATTGGAAAGAAGATGTGCAAGTCTTTGAGAATGGTAAGAAGATAAGAGGCCACATTTTATTCAATGATTTGACAATCGAACCTTCTGTTGGTGACTATACTAAGTTCAAGATAGACTTCTTTAATAGTTACGATGCTTCATGGTCTTTCTCTCAGCAAGCCAGCGGCTTACGACTATGGTGTTCGAATGGATGTACCACGCCTGATGCTGTGGCTCGATCAAGATACAAGCACACCTCATCGATCAATGTCGAAGGTAGTGCAAACAAAATGATTAATGGTGTTCAGCATTTTATGTCACGCAAAGAAGTGTGGCAGTCATGGAAACAAACAACAGTTACTAACAATATGGCTGAGACATTCTTCAAGCGTACAGTAGCTAAAGGTTTTACCCGACAACAGCAGGTAACAAAGACTAATGAAAGACAACTTGAGAACCTGCTTGGAATATGGGGCAATGAATCTGGTTCATTGGGCCAGAACAAATGGGCATTGTATAACTGCCTTACATATTGGGCTACTCACACTAACGATCTGCGCTCACCGCACACCGCTAGTTACAATCGTGAAGCTGCAATAGCTAACGCAATGAAAAGCAAAGAATGGGAGTTCGTTTAATGCTTGTATTATCTAACGATCAACTAGATCAACTCTGCAAAAAGATTGGCAAAGAGCTATCGCCACATGGTTTTATGGCAATAGCTTCTGCAATCAAAGCAGTTAATCCTGACTTCAATGAAGAGAAGTTTATATCACGATCAACAATTTCATGGGAGGACAAGTATCTTGCACACTTCGATGATGAAATACCATACTGAAAAATGCACTGAGTGTGGTGGTACTGGCACAATAACATATGAAAAACCCGAACCTTGGGTTTGTCGTGACAGTCCACCATCCATTGAGGAAATAGTAGAGGAATGTGATGAGTGTGGTGGCACAGCATATTTTATTAATATTACTGCTGTCAAAGAAAGGTTGACGAAATAGATTTTTAACTGCATCAATGCAGTATGAAACCATATTTTTCACAACTGCAATTACTTGCTTCAGATCTAAACGTACCTTTGCTCGATGCCTTTAATCGAGCAGAGGTGCCAACATCTACATACTATAGGTCTGTTAATGGCACAACTGAGATGAGGTACGACACAGCTTGCCGTATCTATAAGGCGATCTATGAAGAACACTCGGCTGTCTCAAAACTACGATCAAATGATCCGCATGTTGGTCGAAGCGAGACATGAACGAAAGCTAAGTCAACCTGAGTTAGCTAACATTGTCGGATGTACTGAATCACTGATCCACAAATGGGAGCAGCATAAGAGGGTTCCGTCTGGATTCTTTCTTATGTGTTGGCTTGAAGCACTAGGGTATGACATTGAGATCAAAAAGAAAAAAGAACCAAACGATTAACTGCATAGCATGTGAGTCAAACACAGAATGGTTTGTAGCTATTCTCAAAAAAAATCACAGTCGCTCAATGGAAAAGTGTTGGTATGTTTGTCTAAATTGCTATGAGGAGGACCGATGGCAAATCGTAACAAGTCCAAAGGAACATACCACGAGAAGTGGTTTGTCGTTTGGCTCAACAAAATTAAAGCGCAGATCAAAGCGAAGCGCGTCCCCCTCTCAGGAAGCTTGGGAGGAGAGTATTCGGGGGACATCCACCTCGACATCAACGGACAACGATTGGTAGGAGAAGTAAAGTACAGAGATACTTCTAACTTCCCCAGCCCATTCAAAGTATTAGAAGGTAGAGACATTGCCTTTTATAAAAGACGGAGGGGTACTCCGCAAACGCTGGTCATTATGAGTGGCGAACAATTTCAACAACTAATGGAGAACGACAATGGAATCACAGAACAAACAGATTAAAGCATATCTTGAAACAGGTAGACGTATTACAGCATGGGAAGCATTGGATTTATTTTCATGCTTTCGTTTGGCATCCAGAATCCATGATCTTAAAAAGTCTGGTGTATCAATAGATAGCGATACTATTATTACCGATAATGGAAAACGATATAAAGAATATTGGATTGCACAATGAAACACATTGGTCGTGCAGTAACTAATGATGTGTGGTCAGCAAGTGTTGATCGTACATCACACGATATTTATGCCAAAGACAAACAGGAGCAACGTGAACGATCAAAGGCATGGAAGCCAGACACATTGGCTATCATGGCTAATCGTATAGCTAATAATGAGCCTGTGAGTGAAGGGTTTCTTTGGGGTCGTGATGCAGTGCGTATGATTGTGCAAGGATACATCAAAGAAAGTGAGCTTTCTAAGCATCGCAATGCTTTGATTAAAGCATACAAGGATATGTATCCTAAAGAAACAGTAGATAAAAAAATCATAGATTTGACGTACCGTCACGAGTACGCAAAGAAACATTACGACTTGCTTTAGCTGCACATATGCAGTAACGTGTACATATAAACAGGCATCTAAATGCCTACAAAAAAATGGAGAACAAAATGAACCGCAAAGGTTTTATTGGAGGCAGTGATTGCGTCCGTATTATGAATGGTGAATGGTACGATTTATGGCAGGTCAAAACAGGTCGTGCTGAATCTGAAGATCTTACTCACAACCTGCCTGTCCAATTAGGTATCATCACCGAAGACTTTAATCTCAGCTGGTTTGAAAAAGAAACTGGCAAAATCGTATGCGCCCACCAAAAAGAATACATACAAACCATTGGCACTGTGCCAGCCAAAGGCACTATCGATGGTGGCATTAAAGAAGAGCGTAACATCATCGAAGCAAAGCACACCAACGCATTCACAAATATGGATGAACAGATTGGTAGATACATGCCACAGATACAAATGTATATGCACTTAGCTAATGCAACAGGTGCATATCTATCTATAATATTTGGTAATAGTAAATGGGAGTATGTTCATGTCGCGTACGACAAAGAGTATTTCAATTCTATGTGGGCAGTGGTGTCGGACTTCTGGGGTTACGTTGTACGCGATGAAGAGCCGATTGGCATTGACACACCGAACATCGAGATCAACCACATTAAGGTGGACGATATGGTCGTTCGAGACGCAGGTAAAGACAACGCATTTGTGGACGCCTCGATTACTTACATTCAAGGATACGAACAAAATAGAGTATGGGAAAACTCCAAGAAAGATTTAAAGAATATGGTCGCAGCTAACGAGCGTGAGGTGTACTGCGATTATATAACTGTAAAGCGCGATAAGCGTGGAGCCTTACGCATAACAAGGAGAACCAATAAATGACAAAAAATATTATAAGCTTACTCATCAAAGTAAGAAACGAAATACAACCACCTAAGAAAGATGGGTTAAACCCACACTTCCGCAGCAAGTATGTTACCCTCGAAGGTTGCATTGACTCTGTGACTGAGCCATTGCACAAACATGGCTTCTTTCTTAGCCAGCAAGTAGGCACTAACGATACTGGTAACTTTGTATCTACTGTTCTGTATCATCAGGACTTTACGGATTGGAAGCTAACATCTAACGTGCCATTAGTACTTGGTAAGAATGACATGCAAGGTATGGGTAGTGCCATTACATATGCTAGAAGATATGGTATCATGTCATTGCTTAATATACCTGCGGAGGATGATGATGGTAACGAAGCCTCGCGCTCAAGCGGCCCCTCAAAAGGCCAAGCGCAGAGCAGCGAGGGGTCAAAAGACGTAAAGCCTGACTGGTAATTCTTGGGGGTCAATATTCTTTATTGAGTCACACCTTATCGAGGGGAAGGTTCCCCAAGAACCCCTCACCACACTTAACAAAAGGAGCCACAAGCATGGCAGAATATGACAATACAAATGATGGTGTAGCTTTCCCACCCTTCGAAGATATGAAGATGATCTTACAAGGTAAGATGAATGTTGAAGGACGTGACGGTAAATACGCTATTGTGCGTAGACAAACTCAAGGTGGCATGGAGATCATGGAAGTCTATGAAAAGGTTGGTGTAATGTTTAAGCAAGAGGGCGGTAAAGATGGATCGCCTGACTACACTGGTAAGATTTATGACATGCACGACAAACGACAGCCTTGGACAGATCCACATCCTAATCGTAGGATTGCAGCATGGCGTAGAATGAAAGATGAAAAGCCATACATGTCATTCAATATTTCAGAGCAACAAAATACTGGCAAATCAGAAAGCTTGCCAAAAGATGAAATTCCGTTTTAACTAAGGACGTTCTCCAAGAGAGTACGCTTACACTGCTCAACATGCCTGTTAGCCTCGCGGCTCTCTTGTAACTTGCCAGCCCTTCGGGGCTGGCCTTTTTTATCAAAGGAAAAACAAATGTCACCACTAGAACAAATGATACAAGATGCTAAAGTATGCAACGAAAGGTTGTATAAAATGGAGGGAAGAGTGAACGTACATAAAAGGCGTGGCAAACTATCGAGCAATAGTAAGCCAAAGCAGACACCAAGATCTGCTACGTTTGGTGAGGGATGGCGAAACAGCCCCCTCACTGAACAAGAAATTGACGACATAAAATATTTTCTAAGCAAAGACTGGTGCGTAGGATCAACAGCAAAGATTGTTGGAGTTAGCATGAGTACAGTAAAGAAGTATATGTGATGGAGTTCTTTACCGCACTTGTATTAGTTTATCAGCTACGCAACACAGAAACAGAACTAATGATATGGTTCGAAGACTATCAATCATGTTATGAAGCGCAGTACGCAGCTGATGAACTCTATAATCTATCGCAAGGCACACAAATGTTTTGCTTAGAAAGTGACGTAGCGTCACGAATTGTTAAACCAAAACGGAGACCACAATGACAACAGGTTGGACTTATGGTTTTATTAAGCCAGAAAGCCTAAACAAAGTTATCGCTCAATCAAAAGAGTTCTTAAAAGAAATACTATCTGAAGAAGATCATGACCAAGAGCAATATACTTCTGGCTATGAAATAGATAATCATATTTTAGATATAAATATTTGGGATGGTGACATACTAGACAGTGATGGTATGTGGCACTGCGAGAGTATTGAGTGCCATACCAATGAAAACGGTGAGCATATCAGAGGTTATAAAAGTGAACACCTTTGGTCAATTAAAAAAGAAAAAGTTTTAAAGGCTTAACTCAAAGTGAGGGGCATCTATAAACGGACGCCTTCCTTGCGACCTTCGAAGATCAGTGTACTCATTCATAGCATCAGCCATTGATCCTTCATACTCACCTATTGAATTAATGTGCCATGCTGCACCCCAGCGAATATGAATGCCAAGATCATTAGCCGCTTCCTTCATGGCATCAGCAATATCATCATATAGATTAAGTTCCCAAGACACTCTTGAGCCTATGTAAGCTACTGTATCTATTGCAATTCCTTCGATATGCTTGCTCTTCATAGTTTGAGACGCACCTTTGTCTACAAGCTGACGCTGTTGTTCCATTGTTCGAAGACCACCCAAATGCGGAATACCAAAGTCAACCGTGGTAATACCTATTGCATACTTAGCAAGAGCAACCATGTTTTTATCAACACCTTCGAGCCTACCAAGACTACGTTCGCTTAACTTAAAACTCATTTCTTAAATCCTTTCATTGTACGGATACCAAAACTTGCAGCTATGCTAGCATACATTGCCCAGCTAAACCACTGTGGTGCAGTAGAAAGATTCTCAAAGCCTTGCTTCATATATGGCTGTAGCCAAGGCACGAATGAACCTAGCACTATAGCAATAAAGCAAAGAGTCCAAGCCTCATCTTTCCAGCTGTCTGCACTAGCTTCGATAGCAGCTTGCTCCCAGCTAATCTCACCAGTAGCAATCTTCATCTTAGTCTCAGCTTCAGCAGCTTTGACCTTTGCTTTGCTATCAATAAATGTTGTAGCTAAGTTTGCTACGCTTGAAAGTATACCAATCATTCGCCCATCCTATCTGTCTTAGCTTCCTTGCCTAACCACAATGCGAAAGATGCACTGAGCATCGCAGTGACCAAAGAAACAAAGGCGCTTTGCTGAGTTGTCGGGTCAGGCAAAGTCATAAACCATAAACAAACCTTCCATGTTAAAATAATTTGGCAGAGAAAGGCCAGCCTAGGTAGTATCTTCAGCTGATCTATCGCGCTTGCTGTCAACTTCACCATTACAAAATCCTCTTGCTATCTTTCTTTCACTTGTTTGTATAACTAATTTACCATCATCTGTATATACAACAAACCTATTGTACTTAATCTCCACTAATCTCAGGGTAAATAATCCCAGATGTCTAACCACCCCATATAATGCAAATAAGCAGTAGAGCCAACAGCAGCCCCAGTGAGAAGCAAAACTATTGAAGCTACAGTAAGCCCCAACTCAGCCCTTTGCTGTGCTTCACGCCTAGCCTGAGCCTCTGCCTCACGCTTCTCTGCTAAAACTTCCCTACGAATCTTTAGTAACTCTAGGTATTTACTTCGTCCGTAGGTTTGAGTGATCCATTCTTTGAGTTCTTCTTCAGCTTCCGCAGCCTGTCGGAGTTTAGCCCAGCGATCCAGCGCCGTAGCATTGGAGCTTTTGCTTGATACACCTTTTTTCTGTAGCGTTTTCTTAGCTTGGTCAGTTGCGTCAAAGAATTGTCCAATCTGTTTAGACAAACCAGCTACTGTTTTACCAGCTGCCAATCCTGTTTTGATTCCAGCAAGGATTGTAATAGGGTCCATCGTTACATCCCATCGTTACGAGTGAACTCTACTGTCTTTTCTAAGATTGCAATGCGAGACTGTAGCTTGATGATCTCCATCATATGACTAGCCATGCCACCCATATCCTCATTAATCATGTCAATATCTGCCCAGATCTCATTGTCACCATCTTCAATGTCTTCATATAACTCAGCAAGAATCTCAACCATTTCTTCTATATTCATTTTGTTCTGTTCAATATCTCTGACCATATTAACCTTATCAGTCGTATTGCTTTCAGCATTAAGCACAGAAACGGTTGCTTCGAGATTAGATATTATAGAAGCTTGCTCACTAGCGTACCAAACCATACCACCCAAGCTAGAGCATATTACCCCAATAACTGCTATGTTTACTTTGGGAAGTTTATCCACAGCTTTGCATTACTCCGCAGCTTCTACTTTTTCTAATGGAGTTTCTAAAGAATCTGCTAATTGTTTTGCAAATGCTTCACGACCAACCATAAGTTGATCGAGATTAAAACGTGAATTAGCAATTTTTCTATCTATATCCTGAACATGATTTAAAACAATTTTTTGCTCGTCAGTAAAATCATCTAAAAAGTATTCAATTTCATTAACCATAATGGTTTTGTTTTCGTCTTTTACCATTAGTCAAATCCTTATGAGTTGTCTTTAATTGCTTTGTTTACAGCAGTCATGCTTTCGTCAGTCCAGAAGTCCTTCGCTACCATCAACTCTAAATGCTCTACGTTACGAGCTTTGCTTGCAGTCCAATTGTCTGCTTCCATGTCATCAGGTTTCCCTGCGTTTAACAGATCAACAGAGTGACCCATTGCTGTGTAGTGCTGTGCTATTTCTTCTTTGGTTATTTCATCAGACATTTCTTTCTCCTTTTCTGTCTAACTAGTTATGATTCTAGTGTTGTCACTCTTGCAGTGAGTGCTTCAATTAATGCGTTCTGTTCTTGGATTGCTTTGACTAAGATTGGTACTAACTTAGCGTACCTCATTCCATATTGTTTACCATCATCAGTTACACTTACAGTTAAATTTGTTTTATCTGCAATTTTATAATTAGATGATTCTTCTAATGCTTTTACATCTTGCGCTTTAAAACCTAAATCTAACCAATCCTCTTTATGAGTTCCATCTGGGGTTTGTGAGTTTAAATCGTAATCTTCAGCATATTTGTTCCCATACTTAGAACGCTTATCCCACCTAAAAGTGTATGGTTTCATAGCTTTTACAAAATCTAAACCTAAGTCTAGTTCAGTAAAGTCTGTCTTATCACGTTCATCAGAAGCTGCCGTTATATCTACTTGAGCATTAATGGAAGTAAT